CAGTTCCTTCTCTTTGGAATACGCCTCGACTGTATAGAAGTCGAGCAGGTCCTGCACAGCAGGCAACAGCCAACGATCAACCCTGCGGCAATGCTCCCAGTTTTCAGGGCGCAGAGCGCAAGGCAGGACAACAGTCCGCACAAAGGTGCCCAGGTATCTGTGGCTAATTACCAGCTGGTGATACCAGCGCAGCCACCAGCACTCTCGATAGCTAGGACAAAAAAAGACCCGCCGAAGCGGGTCCATTTGGTGTGATGACTGTAGCGAGTTCAAGCTATCAGAACTTGTACTTGCTGCCGAGCTTGAGCCCGTAGCTGTTGCTTTTGTCGCCGGTCATCATGCTGACTTCGGTGTAGATGCCCAGCTTGCCGTCGGCAGTGACATCAGCACTGAGACCAGTTTTGGCGGAGAACTGATAGTCGGTGTCGCCACCGTCAGGGAAAACGATTGCCGGACCACCTTGGATGTACCAGGGACCAGCTTCGTAGCCGACGTGAGCATCAATCGAGCCACCGCCGTTGGTCTGGTTGCCAGAGAAGCCGAGGTTGTACTCAGGATTGACGTAGAAGCCGTCTGCTTTTGCAGCAGGGACAAAGGCAACGCCAAGGGCAGCACAGGCGAGGGCAGCGGAAGCAGCTTTAAGCATGTTTCTGAAGAACCGTCCCAGAATCCTACCGAGTCAAACCTGGGACCAATTCAAAGAGTGTCTCCTCAAAACAAAACCCCTCCCAGTTGGCGTGGGAAGGGTTCTGCTGCTCTCCAGAAGCTCTCGCAGCTTACTGCACTTTGGGCTGCCCCTCATCCAAGGGATCTCTTCCACCCTTTGCAATAATCACCGCACGAACGTAGTAGTAGCTGTCGGTTTTGCCTGCCTTCTCTAAGACTTCCTTGAGCTTTGTCCAGTTCTCACGAGTGCGTTGGTCCACTCATTTTCCCTGCCCTCTGTACACCTTACGGTCACCTTTGGGCTTGGAATGTTGACCTTTGCCCTGACGGGTCTTTTTCGGCTTGCCAGGGCGGTGCTCAATCCGCCCCAGCGCCGTCTTCGACTTGACTGCCATCAGTCGTCAGCAGGAAGCGGTTCGTTGCCTTCTGCTAGCCAGGCAAGGTACTCCTGGTAGTCGGTGTTGCCGGGTTCAAAGGGGATCCACCTGCGAGTTTCAACGTGGCAAACTGTTTTAGGAGATTCGCCAACTTCAGTCCATGGGAGTTTGTAGGTCATGTCTTAAAGCTCCGCAGCAAAAGAGATAGAAGCGTCTGTTGTCTCAGACCTCAATACTTTGACACCACTCGCCGCAACAGTGCTGACTGTTGTCGTAAGCACAACGACATCAGGTCTTGCAAGGGTCATGACGGGATCTCCACCCCATCCAGTACCTGTATCCCAAGTGCCTGTGAAAGCAAATGTTGGCGCTAGTCGCATAGTTTCTCGCAAATATACATTGCACTCCCCAACACCTGAACTTTGATCCCATCTTGAACAGGCGAACTTAATGTCTTCGACAATCATTTTTTGGTAGTACCGCTGACACCTCGCCAGCTCATCACCAAAGCTCCGGTGTTCAAACGGTGTGGCGACTTGACCGACTTCTAGTTGGACGCCTGTAACGTCGAAGGTGGCGTCATCAGTTGTGTTCCAAGTTGTAGTCATATCAGGAACACGACTTGCGGAGTCATAAGCCGCCCAAGCATCATCGGTGTGACCGCTTGTTGTAAAATCAGTTCCGTAATAAGGGATAAACTCAAGTTGCAACCCGACGCCGTTATCGGTGTTAATAGTGATATTAGAATTACCGGGAATTGTTTTGGTAACTTTGGTCCAGGTGTCTGCAGCCAAAGCAAAACCAGACGAATAACTTTGAGCAGTGCCGTCGTTAGTTTCTAACCTGATGTAGTAGGTTTGTGCAACACTTGCTCGCGCCCAAAAAGAAAGAGTGATGTAACTTGTAGCAGAGCTATAGTTCCAGCCGGATTCAGCAAGATTTTGTGCTTCAATCCTTTGGTAAATCCTTCTAAAATTATTGGTGTTTGTAGAAACTGTAAAATTTAATGTGCGTGCAAAGGACCTAAAACCTTCGTCATAAGGATCACCAGACGATAAGGTTTGTTGGCTAACTTGTTGCACACCTGCACCACGTTCAAAGTACCAGCGGTCAAGCGTTACATAACCTACACCAGTGCTTGCATTTGAAGATCGTTGTTCCACCTGCATCGCACCGTTGATGATCAGGTTGCGGTTGCTAAGCGGTCCAGCAGTCGGATACGCCAGTCCGTTCAGATTGACGGCGTCACCCGCTGTAGGCGGATTGATGTTTGTGACCTTGATCGTAGACATCAGCTGGCACCTCCTTCAAGTGCTGTAAGGCGAGCCTCAAGGGAGGCGTTGGCGGTTTCTAGGGTTTCAATCTTGGCGAGTGCTTCTTGCAGCGCAGCGGTCAACAACGGCACCAGCTTCGATTGGTCAATGCCTTGATAGACCGGAATTGTATTTCCGTCTTCGTCGAGTTTGTTATCGCCAACTGAGACGCCATCGGGGAGTTCTTCGCCTTCCTTCCAGACTTCAATTTCGTCCTGCGTACCAGTGACAGCCTCTGGGACAACCGCTTGTGCTTCGTGAGCAATAAAACCATCAACCGTGGTGTCAGGATCAGCGATGAAGTTGAAGCGTCGTACCTGAAGTTGGTTAAGACGCTCAGCAGCGCCGGTCAATGGGATAACGTTTTCTTTGAGGCGGTAGTCGGAAGATGTGTTGTAAGAGGTAGACGATCCACTTGTTGCTATGGTGCCTACCAACCCATTGGGATTGTAAAACTGCCAATGAGTGTAGCTGCTACTATAGCTTGTTGCGTTTAGGAAAAAATTGCCGTTTGAACCGTTTGGCTTAATAGCGGTTCCCTTGACACTGCTTGACGGCTGTTCAGTGCAATTAAAAAAGAACAGGGCGCCATTTGAGTCTCCACTCGTAATCCTCATCCGCTCCGTCGGAGAAGACGCCCCATCCGCCGTAGTGTTGAACAATAGACGCCCCGGCATGTCGTTAGTGCCGGGGGTGCCGTCTACTTGTGCATAAATGGAGGCACCAGATTGAAAGTTGGTTCCGTCTGATCCATCAAAGTACAGTACGCCTAACGTATCTCCACTTTGAACTGCAGTTGTACCCCCGATAGCTGAGCTTCTATGTTTGGCAAGGGTTATGAACGGACTGCCTGCATCGGAGTTACCGTAGACAAAACTGGCACAATTACGTCTAGAACTGTCGCCTGATCTTTCAATTTGCAAGGGTGCATCTTGACCGCCGCCATTAAAGTTGGTACGCGCAGTGCTTGTCCCCACCAACAGCCTGCCGGAGCCGTCGATGTTGACCGAATCGTCAGACGCGCTGCCGTTGATGTCTAGCGGTCCAAGGTCAATGTTGCCGGTGCTTTCCTCAACAATGAAGGTGCCGCCGTTCTTCGCAGGGATCGTGATGCTGGTGTCTGTACCAGCAACTGCGGGAACATCAATCTCGATGCTGCCGGAAGTAGAGCCGTTGATCTTGAGTCCCATTAGGAAGCACCTCCTTCAAGTGCGGTAAGACGGGTTTCGAGGGTTTCAATCTTTGCCAACGCCTCTTGTAGTGCAGCCGTCAGCAGCGGGACAAGTTTGGACTGGTCGATTCCTTGATAGACCGGAATTGTGTTTCCATCTTCGTCGAGCTTGTTATCACCAACGGAAACGCCATCAGGCAACTCTTCGCCTTCCTTCCAAACCTCAACTTCATTGTGCGTACCAGTAACAGCCTCTGGGACAACTGTTTGCGCCTCGTGGGCAAGGAAACCGTCAACCGTGGTGTCAGGATCAACAATGAAGTTAAAGCGGTGAACTTGAAGCTGGTTGACGCGATCAACAGCGCCGGTCAGTGGGGCAACGTTTTCTTTTAATCGGTGATCGGAAGTGGTTACATAGTTTGTAGCAGAAAGCGTTGTCTGAATAGATCCAACAAGGCTTGTATCGCGACGAAAAATTATCGAGTATTCAGCTGAATTGTCTGTGTCTGTATTGCTGACCGTCATCGGGACGACAGTTTGCGTGTTGCTTTCAACAAGAAGTTGTTCGGTATATAAACCAGACGCTCTGTTAATGCGCACTCTGCCATTGGCATCAATCATCATCCGCGTCGGCGTACCAGATGCTGTTCGGCCGGTGACAAACCTAAGATCACCGCCAGAATCAATGGAAAAACCGTCTGAGTCGTTGTAAAAATAAAGATCACCGCTACTATTTCCAGTCTCAAAATGAACAGGAGTTTGACCGTCTCCTGCCTTGTAGACATGAAGCGCAGCATCTGGAGTGGTAGTGCCAATGCCAAACTCACCACTTGCATCCATTGTCGCCCGAGTGCTGCCGCCCGTGACAAGGTTGACCGTATCAGTGCCGAAACTGATGCCAGTGTTCGTGTCAGTGCCCTGAATCGCAGGCGTCCCAGCAGAGCCGTTGACCCCTGAAACTCCGTCGTCGCCGCTAAGAGTTAATGCCATGGCTCAGACGATAACCCAGGTGGACCCTGATGGGATTGTAACTGTGGCGCCTGAATCAATAGTGATCGGACCGGCTGAAATTGCATTGGTAGACGACGTGATCGAATAATCCGTCGTTACGTTTTGCCCGTTTTCATAAAAGACGGCATCTGAGCCGCCGCCAGAAGCGCCGCCTCCACCCCCGATGGCTCCCCAGGCGCCATTCGCATACCCCTCAAATGCGTTGTCGTCGGTGTTGTACCGAAACATGCCATTGCTGGCAGTCGGTCGCTGAGCTGTCGTGCCAGCAGCCACATCAATGGCGCCAGTACCGGTCATGTTCACGTCACCGGCAAAGCTCACCGTGCCGGTAAAGCTTGGCGAAGCCAGCAGTGCTAAGCCAAGGTTTGCGCTGCCAATTCCACCAGCTGCCGAAACCTCAATCCAGGCATCATTTGCCGAGTTGCGGATCTTCAGCGTATTGGCATTGGTGTCCGCCCAGATCTGGTAGGCGTAGGTCGTACCAGGCTCTGTGCTGCTGCTGTTCTGGCTAACGATTGCTGCCAGCGCGTTATTCAGGTCACTACGGACGGCACTACCGGTGCCGTTCGCAATCACATAATCATGAGTTGCCACAGCAAATCAGGCAGTCGTTTCGGTCACTTTACTCAAACCTTGCCATAGCCGATTGCGCTATAGCGGAAGTTGCGGTCGATGCCAGTGTCAGACGAGTTGAAGAACGCCACGTCAAAGCCGGTGCCGGTGACATTGCTGAGGGTGAAATAATCACCGCTCTGCATGTTGTCAGCCGTGATGCCGACAGTCGGCAGCTTGCTGTTCGTCCCAAGCAGGCTTGCCGTGCCAACAAAGAAAGCATTGGCAAATGTCACCGACTTGGTGCTGGTGCCACTGGCAATCGTCGATTCGCTTTGCTCTGTGCGCCGCTCGATCTCAGCAACGTACCCAAGCTCGTCAATCAGGATGTTTTGGGCTGTGTTGCTGGAGGTCAGTTCTGCCTTGAACTGGAAGGCGCGACCTTTGAACGAGCCATTCGCAAACTCGTTCCAGTCGCCATAGGTAGGTGAACCGCTGGGGTCGTCGTCGGTCTTTCGCACGTAAAGCTTGGCATTGACTTGATCGACCTCATCACCATCAAACTCGTCCCAGTCATCAATGTTCTCGGTGCGAGCATCGATCAGGTCGCTCGGGTAAAAACCTCGGGTAACAAAGCGGCGTTTCAGGTCAAGCGAGATAACAGCCCCAAGATCAAGCGTGTTGGTGAACTCGTATTCCGCACTGCTGAGGACATCCCCGGCAAAATCGAAACTTGCGATGTCATCAAAGTCGGTGACGTCATCAATGTCATCATCGCCATCAATGGTCAGCGCGTCGTATTCGTCGCTGTAGAAGCAGTTCGTCTTAGTGCCTTGGAACGGCGGGCTGTCTAGATCTTCCCTCCGTGTCTGCAAGGCGAGCTTGCCCTGCGAATCAGGCAGGTCGATGATGATGCTGGTTTCGTTGGTGCTCTGCCGCCCGCCGTCATCAGCGAACTTAACCAGCACCTCGCCTTCTACTAGCGGGATCTTGGCGCTCGTAGATGAGCCCGCAACAGCAGTTATCAGGTCAACAGAGTTCGACCAAGTGCCTGTACCGTCAGTCAAGCTTGAGTGCTTGATGTGGACCTTGCCGCCGTTCTTGACGTCAATGTCAACGGTTTCGTCCCACTTCAGCGTGCCTTCCTTGCTGTCAGTCGCCTCAAAGCTCAGGTTCTGCACCTGCCCAGGCACAGCGGTCTTGCCGATCGCAGTAAAAGTCAGCCCCGCAAAATTAGTGGACTGACGACCCAATGAGTTGATCGTGTACAACTCAAAGGTGTAGGTCCCGTCTGTCGTGTCCAGAATCTCAACGTCTGGTCGCCCTGCATAAACTGTTTCCCAGTTATCGTTTCCGCGCCTGTAGCGCACCTTGTACTGCGGCGCACCTTTGACCGCTTCCCAGCTGAGGATGATCTTTACCTTGGCTTTGTCGTTGCTGACGTAAAACTTCTCCTCAGCCTGCAGGTTTCCTGCAGCACCTGGAATCGGGTTCAGGTTGGTGATGTCGCGCGTATCAAGCTTGAACCCGTTTTCAACGTGTGCATACTTATTGGCGTTGTACTCAAGCGCAGAAATCTCGTAGGTTGAGACGTCTTTTTCTACAACCGCCAAGACGCGGAATTGCTGCGTTTGGATGCCATCTGTCTGGAAAATCCAGACGCTGTTTGTATTAGGCGCAGAGCTGTAATCAGAGGCAACAGTGATCGCTGTGCCATCTCGTGAAGAGACGTCTCGCGTCTCTAGCGTGCCATCTGACAACAGCACCGACAGGGTTCCATCATCGCTGTCAGGCAGGTCGTCTGCGTTGTCAACTGTGATGGTCGAAGCGGTTGCGCTGCTAATCCTTCCGCCATAGCGAACGCCAGCCCGGATCGGATCTTGGACGTCAATGATTGCCCCTGGGCGCACAATCGCACCTGCATCAATCGACGCGGAGAACGTAATCACGTTCGTTTCGTTTTGCTCGCTGAAGAGAATCCAGCGCCCAAGACGGTTTGCTTGCCCCCTGGATGTGCAGGCAAACGCCTTCACCTGCGTCGCTACCCAGCCATATTTCTCAATGCCGTCACGGTCTTCAACCATTTCATAGTTCTGTTCCCTACGCTCCAGGTCCAGGTAGCTGACAATCGCGACAGTGTGGCGTGTCTTGACATCAGAGCCGGTGTAGCTGAAGCCAGGCTCTAAAACGTTTGACCTGTTGAACAGATAGCTCGAATCAGTCGGCTTGTCCTGCGACAGAGTTAGCGAGCCTGTCGACCAGAAAGGCTGGCAGCGCATGACCGAGCAAAGGTCGTTAACCAGCTTGTACGCCTCGTACTGGTTTTGAATCATTGCATTGCAGCTAAAGCGCGCCTCTTCGCCACCTTGCCCATCATCGACAAGCTCGTTGGCATATTTCGAAGCAGCAAGGAAAGCAAACTTGTCGAGATTTGCTTCTGCAATATGGTCGCCGAATCCGTATCGCTTGTTGATCAGCAGGTCATACAGAATCCACGCCGGGCAGGTCGTCCATTGCGCAGCGCCAAACGTGCCTGTCCATGTCCCGCTGTAAGTCAGGCGCCCAGTAGCAGCATCGACCGTTGCATTGTTCGGGATCTTGACCTTGATGCCACGAACGCGATACGAACGCGCCGGGATGTTGTTGAACTGCTCTGCAGCAAACCTGATAGCAGCTAGCGCACTGTTTGGGTAGCGCAGCTTTTTGCGAATGATCTCTGTGTACGAAACCCAAAAGCTTGGGTTGACATTGCTGTCTGTCTGGTCGGCTGAAACACGCGTGACACGGATGTCAACAGGGAATGAGCCATCAAGATCGATCAGATAATCGCGCTCATACTTGTCTGCCGTGCGCCCGCTGATGTCCGCATCCTTGACTTTGGTGAAGCCACCGCCGTTGTATTGGACTTCAATGTCAAGCTCCACGCTTGTACCAAGGATGTCCCCCTGTGCGTTTGATGCCTCCAGACGGGGAATAGCAATCGTTACCCGGACCGCATCGACGTTTGTGTCAGTGATTTGGCGGGTAACAGGAGTTGCCTGAACGACTTCCGTGTTGACACTTTTAAAGTCTTCAACGTCGCCAAAACCCTTGACGCTGATGTGCGTCTGGGCGTTGGTGCCATACCTGGTCGTAACAGTGACGCCCTTAAAGTTGTAATCGCTGTCGCTGAGGTTGGTTACGTCTGCACCTGACCGAAGAATCGGCGTGTCGGTCAGGAAAACATCCTTCAGTAGCGCAAGATTGTAGTTAGCCGTCCCCCTTGTATAAGCACGGGCAGAGGGGAACCCTTCGATCTCGCCTTCACTGATCAGATCAAGGATTGTGGCGTGTGATGTTGAAGCAAGATTGTCCGCCGTGCGAGTTGGCGTTCTTGCAGGAGGTGGCGCAGCCTGCTGGACAACGACCGTCTGCTGGACGACTGTCTGACCGCCACCGCCACCGCCGCCACCACCGGCACCAATGATCTGCTTGGTTTCTTTCTCAGCCATGGTCAGATCGTATCGACGTCGATACCAGCTGAAATAACGACCGATCCGACGATTGTTTCCCCGTAGATCAAAGGCACGGGCAAGCCAACACGGCTCGTGTTCTGAATCCCGCTAAAGCTGTAGGACTCCTGCGGGTCCATCTCACTGCCCTCTGTTGTTGTCGTGCGACCACCGCCAGGGGTAAAAGAAGCTGGTCCGATCTGCCCCAACTGTGGCGTCGGCGAAAGCAGCTGCGAGACACCGCCCAAAACCAGCGTTGCGCCAATGCCAACGACAGCTGTACCGACTGTTCCAATGCCGAACAAGCCCCCCAAGTGCGCCGCACCGGCAGATGCAATGCCACCAGTGATGAAAGCAGCTGCAATCAAAGCGACACCGGCAATGATCTTGGCGGTGCCACTGCCTGCGCCACCAAGCACGGGGACGATCTTTATCGTCTGGCTTGCTGGGTAGTTGAGCTGGTCTACATCTGAGTCGTATCCATCAACAATCACTTTGTAATGCTGGTCCGCCATGTGGCGCTCTAGCCCAGGGAAGTTCGCAAGCAGCATCCTGATCGCCTCGCCTGCACTGCTGATCTCGGCAAGAAACTTCCGCTGTCCTACAAACTTGGCGAGAGGACCGTAGACCTTAACCTCTCGTTCCATGGCGCAGGACCCGTCCTGTGCATTTTAGGAGCCACTCGCCCAGCAGGTCTCGGCTCGACAATCTCCCACGCAGGTGATGCAGAACCATTTGATCTCCGATGTAGACGCCAACATGATTCAGCTTGCTGGAGTCAATCGCCATCAGCATTGCGTCGCCAGGTTGCATCTCGCTTAACTCGACCTCATAAAATCCTGCCTGCTCCCAGCAGTCATCAAACATCGGGTCAGCATTGAACTCGTCAGGCGTTGTCGGACGATCCCAGTCCGGCAGCTCAAGCCCTTGCTCTTTGTACCAGTCGCGCACAAGGGTCCAGCAATCTGACACGCCCCAGACCCAAGTTCTGCCAATCAGCGGTGCTGTGTAGCCTTCTGGGTGGCACTCCCCCCAGCGTTCAGTTTTTGGGTTGACGATGTACCAGGGGAGCCCAGACTTTTCGCAGGCAACACGGTCAGCTTCGCTAGGTATTGGTGGCGTTACAGGGTGACTATGGACGACTGCTACGACTTCACCCTCGTCCTCAGCGGCAGCGTAATCGACTGGGTCGAGGATGAAAAACTCGTTTGTTTCAGCGAGGTTTTTACATGGTTTATACCGTTCCCGCCCTTTGACGATGACCAGCAACCCGCATGATTCACGGGGGTCTTCTTCTTTTGCGTGCGCCAGTGCTTTCGCCTTAGCGGTTGCCTTCATGAGTTAAAGGCACCAATGCCCGGAAATCCACCGAACGGTAGCGCAGCATTTTCTCCGAACCTAGCCTCGCAACTGCTGAGGCGTTTTCCGCAGTTGTCCTGATCAGCATCAGTGACTTCGTTGTCGTTCTCGTCGAAAAAGGTACTGCCGCTATAGCCACATTCGGAGCCCTTGTAAATCCAGGGGCAGAGGTTAGCGCTGCATTGGCGTTTAGGGCTGCGTACACCAGCCAAATCAAAGCTTGCTGCTAGCTCGAACTGGACGGTGTCCCGGTTTTCGTTGACCTTGCGGGCAACGTAGTAGACATCATCGTTGAATTTCTGGGTCGCATCGGGCGTGCCAAAGGGGTTGTCGCCATCGAAGTTGTCGTTGTCGATGTAGCGGGCAAGGGTGCGAATCCGTGTAAGTTTTGCCCCAGTCAGATCATTGCCAGGCGTCGTTTCATTGACGTCAAGCAGGATCGTCGTAATGCCCCCCAGTAAGTTTGCGACTGTCAGGGTTGGGCGTGGCAGGCTGCCGCTTTCTGCGTTGTAGTCAAAGCCTTCTGCCTGTATCGGTAACTTCGTGTACGTCTCGCCATCCCAAACGATGTTCTGCACGCCAGAGCCGACATCGTTGATGCCAGCGTGAAACCGATACGTAAAAGCACTGCCGTGAAGGAGCGCCGTGGTTTCCAGCTCAAACAGCTCGATGATGCTGCTTGGGTTGATCTTCTGTAGCTCTGAAAAGGGGATCGGCATCAGGGCTCAAAGACTTGGATAAAGCGTGCCGTGATGGTGGCGCGGTTGTTGTACGGGATCGACTTAGACCATTCAGGACAGATCCACTTGTACGTCTCGGTTTCGTCCAAGGGGCTCCAATCAAAGCTGGCGGAATCCTCAGCCCGTGCGTCCAGAAAATCCTCGATCGTGTCAGCGTCTGCCTCAGACACGTTCCAAGTTAGGTCCCATTCCTTCGGGTTCATATGGGAGGGTATGCCGACGAGCAAGCGTTGCTGATAGCCATCGCCGAACTGAATGGTCCGAGTCTTTGGACGGCTGGTTTTAGAAGCGCCGTAGGCAGGCGTGATTGAAGGGAAGGTAGCCATTAGCTGAGAAGACCTCCAGGACGCTTTTGCTTGATGAGTTCATGCCGGATGGCAATGCCGATAGCTTCGCCTAAACGCTTCTGCTCTGCACCATCACCCTCTGCTCTTGTACCAGAAGCATCGACCGTGACGTTGATGGTGTTGTTCCCAGCAAGGCTGCTGTTCGGGGCAATGCTGCCAGTACGTCCAGGGGTGAACAGCTCAGGACCACGCTCACCCACCAGGAAGCTGCGACCACCCATTGCGGTGCCGCCTTTTGCTAGCGGCTTGATTGGCGTCACGCCTGCATAACCAGGTATTGCCCCGCCACCGCCACCGATACCAGGCAGCAAGCCTCCGCCTGGTTTGCCTAGAGCACCCGAACCGCTCAGACCAGGCGCGGTCATGGTGCTTGCAGAAAAAGAACCAACACCAGGGAACAGGCTGGCGATGATGTTGAACGCCATCATCCGAATCGCAGCGTTGATGATGTCCACTGCCATTTGCAGGAAGCTGTCGGCAACCGACTTAAAGAAGCCACGCAGCGCATCTTTCGCAGTCAAGCTGCCATCGACCAAGCCTTTGATGGAGTTAGAGAACGCATCTCCGATTGCCTCCGATGCCTTGCGCACCATTTCCATCGGGTTCAGCAGCTCTTTCAGCTTCTCCTTCAGCTCTTCCAGGTGCTTGGTCCTGTCGCTGTTCTTGCCAGTAAAGATGCCGCCAGCCTCGTTGCCGTCAAAGGTGCTTTCGCCAGGCGTGATCTGTGCCCCAGCGATGATGTCCGCAATCTCCTGACGAATCTCCTTCACGCGGTTGGAGTATTCGATCTCAGTGCGCAGCAGCTCAAGGGTGCGTTCTCTCGCACCCATCTCTTTCTGCATAATCTCTTCGCGCTGGATCAGCTTTTCCAGGTAGGCAACTTCCAACGCGTCGCCTTGCTTTTGCGCTTGCAACTTGCGCAGCTCAAGGTCCAGCTGGTTTTGCGAGATGTCCTTGACCTTTTCCCCCAAGCTGAACTGATTTTTCAGGTCGTTTTCCTTTTCAACGGCTTCCTTGGTGACCACTTGCAACCGCTCCTTCAGGGTTGCAACGATGTCCTCCTGGGTCTTGAGTTCCTGCTGCGCTCTTGCGAGACCGCGCCTTGCATTTCCAACCGCACCTTGCAGGCGCGTGACCTGTTCTTGCTTCTGCGCCCTGGCAAGGATTGCCGTCCGCAGTGCAGCCTCAAGGGCAACGATGCCGCCTTCTTTGATGACTTTGTTGAGATCTTCCTGTTTCTGCTTCGCCTCGATGATTTTGCTGACAAAGAACGTCACCGCACCTGCGACGGCAACCCAAGGCAGCGCCATCAGTGCCGCCTTCAGCGCACCGACGGCAACCGTTGCGATGGTGACCTTGGTCTTGAAGGCAACCACAGAAGCACCAGCTGCTGTGAACCCGACAGTCGTTGCAGTCGTGATGCCAGACAACGTCGCAAGGCTCTGAATCAAGCCAAGAACAGCCGTGCTTGCTGCAGCAGCTTTTAACGCTGCAATGGCAGCAGCCAGAGCGCCAAGCGCTAAAGCAGCTTTACCAACAGGCGCAGGAATCTTGAGCGCTACCTCAAGGACGCTGCTCATTCCTGTCAGCACCTTTTCCAGCGCAGGCGCGACAGCTTTAGCCAGTTCCTCCTGGAAGTCCCTGAAGTTCTCCTGCAGGGTGTCAACAGCCCCAGCGAAGGTTTTGCCCGCTGCTTCTGATGCGCCCTTGTATTGACCCTCAATAATTTCCAGGATCTTGGCTTGCGCCTCAAACTGCTTGCCTGACTTCTTCAGCTCAACGATCTGCTTCGTCTGTTCCTTGCTGAAGAGGATGCCTGCCCTGGTCAGCGCCGTCAGGTTGCGCTCTGGCATGTCCAGCGCTTTCGCCAGCTGCATAAACGCACTTCTGACATCCGTGCCAGAAATCTGCGCAACGTCAGCAGCAGCAGTAGCTACCCGGCTGTAGGAATCGACGCCAATGGTCCTGAAGCTGGTAAGCAGCTTGAAACCCTTGGTGAAGTCTTCCTCGTTGAATAGCGTCTGCTTGCCAAGAACGTCAGCTGTTTTCTGCAGCTGCTCAGTCGCCGTAGCAGCGTCGCCAACCAAGCCACGCAGACCATTGCGCAGCACAGCAACGTCAGCCTCGCGCTCGCCCATCACACGCAGGCTGCGGCTCATCAGCGTCACAGCACCAGTGACTGCAACGATCGGTCCCAGCACAGACCGGAACGACACGCCGAAACGCTGGATGTTTGCAGTTGCAGTAGCCGTACGCTTATTGACGCCCTGGACAGCCATGTCCAGCTTCTTGGTTTCCTGCTGTGTTTTGCGCAGAGGATTGATCGCCTTGGCAGCGTTGACGATCAGTTCAACTCTTGACTGAGCCTCCGCCACAGCACACGCTTACAGATAAACCATGCTATCGGCGTGTCATCTTGGCGCGTTGCATCTCCTGCTTCTCGCGCTCGCTCTTCAGCTCGTAGTACGCAGCGTAATAGAGCAGCTCAGTTTCAGTCAGCTCGTTACGCAAACGGCTGACCGTCATCCCCAACTCGCAGGACAGAAAGAACTCAAAGTTGAGCCAGTTGTCCTGCTTCAGTCTTCCTTTGCTTCGTCAGTGGTGACTTCCTCCTCAAGCCCGAAGAGGAACAGCTCCAACTCGTTCAGCACAGTTTCAGGCAAACCGCGCTGCAGCTTTTCGCGGTCTGCTGCTGCGAAAGGCTTGGTGCCATCAGCGAACTCTGCCTTTTGGCAAAGCATCTGCGTGGCAAGGTCAAGAGCGTCGTCCGAGTTAGCTAGAGCTGAACACCGCTTGCGGTCAGCCCTAGTAATCGGCGGGAAATACAGTTCCCAGCTTTTGCCGCTGGGGTGCTTGAGCACAAACTTGCGACGCTGGTTGAGGTCAAATGCCTCAACCAGTTCGTCTACAAGGCGTTTCGATGCAGGCATCAAGGCTTATTTATTCGCCTCGACTATACATCTCATCACTCAAGGTTGCCGGTGATGGTGCCGCTGGTCACGAAGTTGCAGGTCACGACCACAAGCTCACCAACGGTGGAGCTGATCTCCATGTCGGTGATGATGCCAGCGAAGCTGATCGAGTCAGTGCCGGAAGTCGTGCCGGTAGTGAACAGCTCGAAGGTGGCGTCTGCAGCGTCAGCAGTGGTCAGCACGTCTTCCAGGAAGCCTGGTTGACCAGTCGCGTCGGGGTCATAAACCAGCTCAACGGTGCCAGAGCCAGAGATCAGGCTGCCAACAAAGGAGCGGAAAGTGTCGCCGTGGTCGGTGACATCCAGGGTCTCCTTAGTGGTGCTCAAGCTCCAGGAGCGGGTGCCAACGATTGTGGCGTTAGTAGAGCCAGCTGCGTCGAACTGGACTGCGCCCTGTTCGCCTCGAAGGATTGCCATTGGTCAGAGTTCCTCGATGGATTCAAAGGTCACACGGACCTGGGTTTGAAAGTAGCCCTCGGGATCTGGTGAAGCCAGGACCTCTGGACCTGTTGGAGCGTCGAAGAAAACCCCCGACACGATGACCCTATTGTAGAGATCGCGGATTCTGTCCCCGATCACATAGTTAGCGCCAGGACCAACACCGGCAGCGCTAAAGATGTTGATTGTGAGCAAGCCAAACAGGCGATTCCGGCTGTCTGACGTGTCACCGTGGCTCAAGTATTCGCTGCTGCCAAAGGTGACCAGGCATTGCACCCAGCTGCTATTCGGTGTCGGCTCGTACGGCATGTTGTGAAACACGACCGGCACGGCTGGAGTGTTTGCCAGCTCTGTTGCTAAGCGCCCTTCGACAGCAGCGCGAACGGTGTTGAGGTTGAGCGCTGCCATTACCTGCCCTGCGTGATTGCCCGCATCAGTCTGGGGACATGCTTGCGGCTTAGCTCTTTGCCAAGCAGGTCAGGGAAACCCTTCTTCGCGCCTTGGGCTGTGCGCCATTTGCCTTGCCATGACGGCGGCATGTCTTTGCCGTACATCACAGGGCGGGCGTACTCCATGTTGTTGATGATCCGCCCGGTGTATGGCTGGTCCAGGTTCACGGTCCAGCTCTGGCGCAGCACCCCAGTATCGACAGGCGTGCCCAGGTTGGGCGGTTGCCTGGTCTGCAGCTCTGACGCCCACAGCAACGTGGTCCGCTTCACCAGGTCTTGCACCTGTTCGTCGAACAGATTGCCGATTTGCTTAAGCGGGATCAGGTTGCGCGCCATCGCTACGCCCTCAGCACAAGCTCGTAAATCAGATCGACGCCAGTCAGCTCTTCCACCCGCACTTCGATGATCTGATGAATCACCGAGTCGATCACCACCTTGTCGCGGTTGCTTGGGCGGGACGTGAACGCTTCAGCAGGCACAGTCAGGATCTTGTCGCCTGCCTGCACCAGCTCATTCACTTCGCGCTCGCTGACGTTGCTCAGCGTGCCTTTGTGCTCAGTGTCAGTGTTGGTTTCAGCGACAGTGCCGTCAGTGGTGTTGTAGCTGCCGGTGCTAACGCTGCGGAAGGTCACCTCGGTGCCCACCTTGGTGAACGCCTTAGGAATCGCTTTGGCAATCAGATCCCCGAGTGCCATCAGATTCGGTAGGCAACAACGGTGCCGCTAGTGAGCGTGACGCTAGTGAAGACGCCATACATCTCGCAGCTTGCCTTCAGTGGCACAGCCGAAAGGGTGTTGCCGGTGTAGTCCGATGCAACCAGAGTCGCAATCACGGAATCTTCAAGGGCAACGATTTTGCCGAAACGCCCAGTGTGCGCAGCGGTGTCGTCGATGTACTCAGCGCCGGGGTAGGCGTAACCCATGATTAGCTCCGTTTGATTGAGACATTGCCCGGTCCACTGATTCTAAGTCCGGTGAAATAACGCTCAACCATTGGCGGGATGCGATCTGCACCCACTGCACCGTAGAAGTTGGGCGTGAGGTTGACCGAGCCGACTTGCAGGTTTTTGAAGT